CCAGTTTCCTGGTTATCTTTACCTTCCCAAGGGTCCGAGACTATACGTCGATGTATGGGAAGTATGTTAATACTGAAAATACATCCTTTGTCGGGAGATCTGCGCCCCACTTTGTGAAAAGCGAGGTAGATCTATTAATATCCAATTCTCCAGAATCTTCATTATATTTATAATTAGAATTTTAGAGGGCATTAATGCCAGGATGGATTAATTAAGGAAGTCATTCTTTAGAAACCTCTGATAATATACTATACTTAGATGTACACAGGATGTGCATTGATCCATTAGTATAGGGTCTTACCAGCCCTTCATATTTCTTTGGATAAACTTTTTCTTAACAACTCTTTGAGTTGCGGATTAATTTATACTGATAACATTAAAGTCTAATAAATTCTTTACATTTTTTTATATTGGAGGCTATGTTGAGCCTTATATAAAACATGAAAGCTTCATTATACTTAAATCAACGATCTTTGTTTGAACTGTCCCGGGATATTTCCTGGGCAGAACATAACAAAAAAGGTTATATCATCCGTGATCCAGCTAATTCTGATGAATTATTATATTTATCTGAAAGTGATTATAATAAACTTATCCGGGTTATGTTGTCTAACAATACATCTATTGATGTAATTGCGACACCGCGAGATACGCCTATTTCTGTTTCTAGACGGTTCCCTGGTGCTGATAAAGCATCTACGGAATCCCCCTTTAAAATGGGGCAAAGATTTAGTAGAGATTTTATGTTTAACCTATTACCAGGTTGGATACTAAAAGAATCTATGATCACGTTTAATAGAAATATTAAATCGTTCTTTCCTTCTTATTATAAAACTATATTAAGTTGGATGGGACACAAATCTTCTAGAGCTAATTCAAAATTAGTTCGGGTAATAGGATTGCACTTAGAGACTATAGAGAAAACAAGAGGTATTAACCAATTGATTTTATATCTAAAAATCTCTAGTATTGCAGTTATGCAATATTTAGCGGGAACTCCTCTTTCTTCAACTGAAGAATTAGGGCAGAGAGTTAAATTAATTAACGGTTTACCAGCTTTCCTTCCGTCTCAAATTAGATATTTGATACGGTCTCGTAATATTGTCTATATAAGAGCTTTGACAAGCGTCTTACATAGTTATAAAGCGATAGTAGGGAAATATGGTGAACCGAATTTAGACTCTATTTCAGCACCAAGATTCCATCTTCCAAAAGATGGGTCTCGTAATCAAATGATTTTTCCGGGATTTGATGAGTTAACAAAAGTTAAATCATTACCTTTTTCCTTAGATATATTTGATTCATTCGAGGAATTAGAAGCTTATGCTCCTTCTTTCTGGGATGAATATAATATTTCCAATATTAAATGTAAATTTAACATTGATGTGGAAGAACCTCCTATGACTTTGACCGTTGGTCCAAATCATAAAGTATCTTTCATTGGTTCAGGATTGGATGCTCTTGCCCATTTTCATAAAGGTCAGAATAAATTATTATTCTCTTTTATTAAAACGGTACAACAAGAGTGGTACCAACCTGAATTAGGGATTAAGGAATCTTGGAGATTTGATGGATTACCTGAAGTGGTTGTTCTTATGGAGCATTTATCTAAACAACTAGAAAAATTCTGGTTGAAAGAAAAAATATCTCTATCTGATCAACTGCCTACATTATCCCTTGGTAAGTTAGCAATCAAATTAGAAGCAGCCGGAAAAATCCGGGTGTTTGCTATTTCTGATTACTGGACTCAATGGGTATGTCGACCGATTCAGGAATCTATGTTCTCCGTTTTACGGACTATTCCCTCAGATGCGACCTTTGACCAATTAAAATCAGTACAAGACTTTATGTCTCGTCCTCATTCTTATATTGCATCATATGATCTTAAATCTGCAACGGATCTGATACCTCAGCAATTATATACTAAGGTATTAGCTCCGTTTATGGGAACCAATACAGCTGAGGCCTGGGTTAACATGTTAGTTAACCGAGATTATAATTTCAAGGGGGTGGCCTATAGATATACTAGAGGTCAACCCATGGGAACTATATCCTCTTGGTCTGGATTGGCTATTATTCATCATTTTCTTGTGTACTTATCTGCTTGTAGAGTAGAAAAAGAGCACTTTAGAGACTATATAGTACTGGGAGATGATATTGTTATTGGAGATGAAGAGGTGGCTCAATCGTATGTACAAGTCTGTGAAGACTATGGTATAACGATTGGTTTTGCTAAATCTTTTACTTCTAACATTGGATTTTTCCAGTTTGCATCACAAGATATTCTTGGAAACACAAACATATCTCCGATTTCTCTAAAAGAAGTACTTAGTATTTCTTTAAGAGATCGACTTAACACATATTCCTCAGGGATTACATCCCTGGGGAACAAGTGTGAGTTTGTCTCTAGACTTATTGGGAAAGGTTTTGTGGATCCTTCTAACCCACTTTCGTTGGTTCGGGCTATAGTGCCCTTTGCCACTTGGAAAGTGTTAGCTAAGGATCTTTCGAAAGGTATTTTACCTGCTCGAATACAAGATTTCCTGTTATCGATGCTATCTTCAACCCGTTGGGTTGAGAATAACACGTTTAGTGTTTCGCAAATTATGGCCATATTATATGGTGATATTTTTGCTTTAACTAAAGCGAAATCTTATAGTCCATTGATGCAATCTGAGTTTATTTCGGAACTATGGTCATTATCAAATGAAATAGTTACGGATAAATTAAATCGCGCAATGGTTTCGGTCTCTAAAGGATCTGTTACCAACCTGACTGGTTGGTGTATAGATAATCATTTCTACTCAACTATTGTTAATTTTGAGCGGGCTAAATTCATGACTTCAATAATGAAGTTACGAAAGGCCTATTCAGTAATTAACAAACAAGTACAAGCAGATATAACTCACAATAGAATTGTGACTTTAATAGAGATGGACGCATATCTGAACATAGAGTACTTTCATATTACTGAGATTAATAGAATCTTAGCTGAAATAGAAGCTTTAAGAATTGAAATTGATGTATTTAATGATACTATCAATTCCCTTTCTTCAACCTCTCAGAAAGTTCCTCCTCGAGTATCAGCTTTCCTATCTCTCCGATCTTATTTGGAGAAGACAGAAAACCCAATGTCTCTTGTGGTTCGGACATAAAACGAG